GTGCTCTCGGTTCTCGCCGATGATACTGAGGCCATGTATGCGCTCGTCGCTGCCAGCCGAACGAGGCCTGAGCACTGGATTGCCTTCACGGGGCACTCGGCAACGGCGGTTGACGAAGCTTACGAGCTTGCGGCCGAAGTTCAGGACGAGCCCCCCATGCCGTCATCTTTTCTGCCAGCGCCGAGTTAAGGAGTAACCCATGGCATGGAAGCCGATCACGCTCGCGCTCTTCTCCGAGTTCCAGCGCTGCCTGCAAGACAAGGGAATCCCGGAGTCGCAGTTCAACGAGATCAGCGATTGCTTTCAGGCGACGTTCAACGAGTCGGTAACACCCCCGCCCGATCCAGGTCCCGACCCGGAGCCTGAGCCCGAGCCCGTTCCCGGAACCTGTCTCGCTGGCTTCCTCGCCGGCAGCGGCTGGTGGGACAAGTTCTGCATCGATGAGCCCCCGAAGTTCAAGAGCGAGAACAACAACGGGGTCGGCGTCATGGGCACGAACGCGAACGGCTACCGCCGATTTGCCACGAGCCCGCAGGCGCGGGGCAAAGCCTCGATCGATGTCTTCTACCGCACGGCCCAGATACCGCAGGACGGGGGTGGCGGACACTTGTTTACGGCGCAGTCGGGCGAGCGCGCGCTCAGCCCGAATTACCTCCAAGGCTGGTTCCGCCCGGACATCATCAGCTCACAGTCGAAGTGGAAGATCCATACCTACAACCTCGACGGCAACGGCAACCGCTGGTATATCCGGAACGGCGGACTCGATGCCGTGGTGGACATCTGGGACACGGGGATCCCTAACGCCGGGGTCGGGAAGTGGATCGCGATTGCGCTCGAATGGGAGCGGCGGGCGGCGGACAAGATGTGGATGCGGTTCACGGCCGACGGCCAATCGCGGGAGAAGATCGTCACGGTGCACTCGCAGACGACCAATCCCTACTCGGTGAGCTGCGGGAACATGGATCATCTCGGCGACTACGGCGGCACCCCGGAGATCGCGTTCCGGAATCTGCGCTGGACGTGAGGATGTGGGTCGGGACCGGCGCGCTCTTGCTCTTGGGTCTGATCGCGGTTGTGATGTGGTTTTGGGGGAGGCATGGTCCCGATGGGTAGGCCGAGATACGATCCCGAAGCCATCGCCATGAACCGGATCATAGCCGTGCTCGCATCACTTGAGGATGCGGCCTGCGGGCGGGTCGTGCGGCATCTCGCCGAACGCTATGCGGTAGCCGATTCAATCGCCGGGGCGACCGTGAGGGCGACGTGGCAAGTTCCGCCGGGCGAGCCGGAGCCGGAGTATCAGTTCACCTGTCCGCACGGGCTCTCGCTTGACGTGAAGTGCGGGCAATGCACGGGCACGATGACGGCGACCCCGATATACGAGGGCGCGCCGCCCGGGGATGCGGAGCCATGATCCACGGGCCAAAGTCGGCCGAGATCGTGGCCGCTCTCGGTCATGCGGATGATCGAGGATACATCGAGCTTGCCGGCTTGCGGCTCGAGGTACGCCGGGTATCCGATCTCCACCCGGCGCCCTACAACCCCCGCACGATAGACCCCGAAGCGATGGCCGGGCTTCGCCGATCGGTCAAGGAGTTCGGGCTCGTAGAACCCATCGTCTGGAACCGTCAGACCTCCCGGGTCGTCGGCGGCCACCAGCGCCTGCAAGCGCTCGCCGAGATGGGGGTCGAGGAGACGCCGGTCGTGGTCGTGGACCTGGACGAGACCCGCGAGAAGGCGCTCAACCTGGCTCTCAACAATCCGGCGATCGCGGGCGAGTTCACGCCGGACGTGCTCGGGCTCGTGAGCCTCTTGGAAACCGCCCTCCCCCCGGATCTCTTCAGCGAGCTACGCTATGATGAGATCCAGGTCGGTAAGATCGAAGCGCCCGACGTAGACGGCGGCGACGGCCACGACGGCCCCCAAGCCTACGATGGGCCGAAGGTCGCGACGTGTCCCAAGTGCGGCCATGTCTTTGAGACGTGAGGAGAACCAACGGATGCCACCCCTACCCGATAGCCTCTCGATCGAGCAAAAGGCCCAGCAGTTCGCGTTCTGGTACGACCTCTTTGCCAGGCTCGGGATCACGCCCATGTTCTCCGACAACCCGCCGGCCGTGATCTGGTTGCCCTTGACGGCGGCCACGGGCCCCTCGGAGGTCGCGACCTGCCGGAAGATCGGGCGGGATCTCTTGGCCTACGCTGACGCGCAGGAGGCCTTGCTCGGCGGCCCCGTGGTGACGGGCACCCTGCCGCCAGCCGCTACCCGCTCGCCGCTCGCTCCTCCAGCCCCGGGGGATGACCGGCTGGCGCGGCTCGAGGCGATGGTGGCGCAGATTGCCCAGGCGTCGGCAGTGAAGGCCGAGCCCGAGCCCTACCAGTACACGACGCCGACCCCGAACGAGCGGCGGCCCGACCCCGTGGCGGCCCGGTGAGGCCTCCCGAGGACGAGGCCCGGGTGGCTCTCGGGCAGGCCGCCGTTGATCTGGTAGTCGCAATCGAGCGCTATCGGAAGGTGAAACCGGTCGGGGCGTGGACGGACGAGAACGGCGTGACGCGGGATCTGGGCGAGCCGAACGGGCCGAGCAACCCCGCGCGTGACATGCGGCTAGCGCGTGCCTTCCTGGTCCAACTCGCTACCCCGCGGCATTGGCAGGGCGATCACAGGGCCCTCGGCCCCGGTGCACAACCACCGCCCGACCAAGATCAGATCCCGCAAGGGTTCTGGCCGATATGGGGAGGAGAGGCGGCCGTCCAGGTCCTGGCCCTCGATCGGGACCGGCTGGGTACTCCCGTCGAGCCGATGGACCTGGCAGCGCTTCTCGTCCATCCTGGCCCAGGGCCCGCGCCGGGATGGAGGACTGGGCCGTGAGAAAGCCGCGCGCCAGCGACAAATTCCCGAACCCTGGGGACTGGAGCGATTCGATCCGCTTCTCGGATTGGGCGAAGCCGCCGAACAAGCCGGAGCTTGAGGGTCGGCACGTGCGGCCGATCGGATTCAAGCCGTCGGGTCCGAAGATGGTCGAGCTTGTGCCAGGGCATGAGGCGAGGAAGGCCTAGCATGGCGCGTGAGTCGGGCGGCAAGGTCGAATTCGACCCCGCGCGTGTCAGGGAGACCGTGCTCCAGATCGCTATCCGTGACGTGTCGGCCGAGTGGAAGGCGCGAGCCAACATCGCGGCCTATCTCGTGGACGCCGGCCCGCAGGAAGGAGACTTCAAGTGATCACCCGAGGGCTCGCCCCCGCGGCTCCCGCGCCCGCCACGGCACCCGCCTCGCCGGCCATGCCGCCTGTCTCGCTCGCCCCCGCCCCCGGGACGGGACTCGAAGCGCGCTCGGTCTCCACCCGCTCGATCGGGACCGAGCAGTATTCCACCATCCCCAAGTCCTTCCCGCTGATGGGGCTTCGCTCGCAGGGGACGATCCGGGACGCCCACCGCGCGAGCCAGGCCGCGCAGTCGAAGGCCGACGCCCCGCCCGGGCGCGTCTCCCGCGCCGATCCGAGCCAGTACGAGGAAGCGCTCCTCGGCCAGTACGCAACCCCGCCCTTTGATCTCGACCGCCTGACCGACATGCTCTACGAGTCGGATACCTATGACTCGATCATCCGGCAGTTTGCCCTCGACGCCTGCTCGGGATGGTCGCTCATCGACGCCGCCGAAGGCGCCCCCGATACGAGCCCCGGCAATCCCTCGACAGGTGACGATACGGCCGCCAAGGAACAGCGCCTGATCGCCGAGCGGATGCTTGACCGGATGACCTACGACTTCGACGCGCAGCACGTCTCCCTCACGACCTTCTCCCAGTTCCTTGTCAAGGATCGGAAGGCGACGGGGAACGCGCATAACGAGATTGTGCGGGATGAACAGGGCAATCCAGCACAGCTGATTCACATCCCCTCGCGCTTGATCCGCCGCGGGCTCGACGGCCGGACATTCTTGCAGCTGGACGAAATGGGCAGACCCGCGGCCTTCTTCCGTCGCTTCGGGGCGGAGATCCAGCCGATCGATCCCGTGACCCTGCAATCCGAGACCCCGTGGGCTTACGTGAGCCGCGAAGAGGCGATGACGATTCAGGGTGCCTTTGGGCCGGGCGAGCTACCGGGTCCAGGGCAGCGGGTCGGCGACTTGAAGCGCGAGCTGACGGACTTCAAGATTTACCACCCGCGCGAGCGCTATTATGGAATCCCGCCGATTGTCTCGGCCTTCAATTCGCTCGTCGGAAACATCTTTGCGAGCAACCGGAACGTGC